CCGGCGGCGGAAATGATGGGAGGAGCGTTCGAGTTAGGGAATGTTGGCGCAGAACCAGACCCCGTAAAAGCGTTCGTTGTAACCGATGAAATGACGGATTCACAAGACCAACTCCAAGATATAAGAAACAGAAGTACAATCTAACAAATCAAATAAATTTAAAAATTAAATATTATATAATATGCCTTGTAAAAAATGCGATTCAGGAAAGTGGAAGTATGGTGAAAACGGAGATTGCGAATACGATTCTTTAGAAGAATGTAAAGACGCAAATCCTAATTATCATTACGAAGAAGAAACCAACTATACAAAAATAGTTGAGTTAGTTATTGAAGATGATTCTCAAGATTTAGCGATTGACGCGATAAGTTTAGTGACGAGTCCGGCGATTGAGCAAGATTTTGTTTATTTCAAAAAAGAAAAAAACAACTTGACTTTTGCGAAGATTGATGAAGAGAAAAAAATGCTTGTTAGTCCAGCACTTATTCCTAACAAACAGATATATCGATACGATGCAAATACAAATTCAGATTACTACGTTTATTTCAGTCCGGAAACGGTGAGGCAAGCAAGTGAATTGTATTTGAAAAATAACAATCATCACAAAGCAACGTATCAACACCAAGATAGGGTTTCAGGAGTTTTGACCGTAGAAAGTTGGATAAAAGAAGGAGACCAAGATAAATCAAAACTTTACGGGTTCGATTTACCCAACGGAACGTGGTTCGTAAAAATGCGTATCGACAATGAAGATTTGTGGTCTAAAATCAAGGAAGGAGAACTTCGCGGTTTAAGTATTGAAGGATACTTTACCGACCGACTAGAAAAAATGTCTGAAAGAAATCCAACAAATGAAGAGATTCTTTCTGCGTTAAATGAAATCATTCAGGAAGCAAAATCAAATAAAAAGTAAAACTAACTATTATATATTAAAACAATGACAAAAATGGACTTGAAAGAACAAATCAAAGAAGCACTCGGATTAAGTAAATCCGTTAAATTAGAGTGGCAAAGCAAGATGGAAGATGGGACTATACTTGTGTCTACGGCCGATACTCTTGAAAGTGGAGTAGATATATCAGTTCTCGTTGAAGACGGAACTACGATTCTCCTACCGGCTGGAACATATAAAACACAAGATGGTGTGAGTTTCCGCGTGGAAGAAGAAGGAATCGTGGCGGAAGTAATGGAAACGGAAACGGAGGAAGTTGTTGAAGAGGAAGAAATGTCTGAAGCAAAAGAAGACAAGAAAGAAGATGAAGAGGAAAAAGAAGATTACGAATCTGAAGCGGAAGAAACTGACTGGGCAAAAACTTACGAAGAGTTGAAAGATAAGGTTGAAAATCTTGAAGACGCAATTGCGGATATCAAAGCGCAACTTGGAGATGGAGATGCAGAGGAAATGTCTGAAGAAGTTTCTGAAGAAGTTTCTGAACCATCTGTAAATCCTAAAACTATAAAAACAACTGAAGTGAAGGAATTCTCAATGGAAGAGTTAAAAGCGGAAAACGAAAGATTGAAAAAAGAACTTTCGAAAGTTCCGGGAGACAAACCATTAGTTGCAGAAAAATTCTCTTCAGAAAATAAAACAAAGAAATTATCAAAAGCGGAATACTCAAAATTGAATGCTTCAGAAAGATTTCTTTTTGACCTAAATAACTAATATTAATAAACTAAATTTAAAAAACAAAAAAAAATGGGAAAAATTAGAAAATTCGACAAGGACACTCAACCAGTGGTTGGAGGTACTTTTTGCGGAACTGATGCTGGTTTTTACGTTTCAAAAGCATTGATGCAAGCAAGTTCACTTGATTGTATGACGGTAATTGAAAATGTAAAGTTTAAAACTGCACTTCAAGTAATGAATGCGGAAAGATTGGTTGGAGACGCAACTTGTGATTTTAAAAAGGAGGGTTCGTTAGCGCTAGTTGACAGAAGTTTAGAACCTAAAAATTTACAAATAAACTTTGAATGGTGTAAATTAAATCTTTTACAATCTTGGGAATCATTACAAATGAGAGCGGGCGCGTGGAATAATGGAGACGTTCCTTCATTCAATGAGTATGTTATCTCTTTAATGGCGAAGCATATCGCACAAGCAACTGAAACTTCAATTTGGGGTGGAGCGAATGCAACTGGAGGAGAATTCGAAGGTTTCACAACTGCGGGAACTGGAACTTTTGCAAACGATGCAACGGTTATAACTCCAGCGGGTATCGCATCTCCTTTTGATGCATCGAATATCATCGCAAACATTGAAACTGCAATTGCAGCAATTCCAAGTGGAGTTTTAGGTTCTGAA